AGCACTTAAATGTGCAGAGTTACAACAGAAAGGATTTACATTTAGACCAGGATCACGGGTAGAACACATGTGTCATGATGTTGTACCAATAGCACTATTAAACAAAACAACCACTGAATAATGGAATTACTATTTTTATCAGAACCCGCCTTTTGGGTGATCGTTGCCTTAGCATCAGAACTGATCGCTTTGTCTCCACTTAAGGAGAACAGCGTCATCCAAAGTATTCAAACTCTACTCAATAAACTAAAGCCAAGTAAAGAAGAAGAGCGTAATGACTAAGAAAGCTACAGAAGACCAATTTAATGAGTTACACAATCTAGTTACTAAGGAGTTTCTTAAGAGGGTTAAGAGTGGTGAGGCTACCGCTCATGAACTCAAGGCTGCCTGTGATTGGCTAGTAAAGAATGATATCAGTGGTGTTGCTTTAGAAGGTAACCCATTACATAAGCTTGCAAGTGTTATACCACAAATAGAACCTGAACTTGTACAGAGGAGACTGTATGGCAAAAAGTACTGATTACTATAATAGTCATGCTGATGCGTTAAAGATTAAGAGAGCCTATGCTAAGAAGCATAATGCTAAGCCATCTGAAGTTGCTAGGCGTACTAAGTTAAACAAAGAAAACCGTAAGAGAGGTACCTATGGGAATGGCGATAACTTGGATGTCTCGCATAAACAAGGTGGAGGAACCAAGCTCGAAGCCCAAAGCAAAAACAGAGCAAGAAACAGAGGAAAAGCGTGAGGAGGAGAAAGTAGATGGCGAAACCGGATAAATTACTACTAAATGCTGTTACAGCTAACTTCTCTACTCCTGAAGGTCGTGAGGCTATATTCAAATACTATAAATCTAAAGGGTTAATGAGTGGCGAAACTTTTAAAGAATTCGCAGAGGATCTTCAGACAAAAATCAGCGCACGTAAAGGTAGACCTAAAGATATATTGAGGAAAATTCTTGGTAAAGATTATGGAGGTATACCATTAACTATTACGGATAAAGGTCAAATCGGTGTAGATCATTATAAGTATGGAGATACGATACCTAGACCACTTGAAGATTATCTTACAACCTTAGTAGGTAAAGATGATGTCAAGACATTCAAGAGAGCATATGGTAAAAAATGGGCTGATATGAGCACTGAAGCTCAGCAGTTATTTGAGAAATATGGTATTAGATTTGATCGTGGTCATTACACAGCTAATTACAAAGGTGGTGCAAAATTATTTAATTCTTCATTAGAAAGAGCATATGCTAATCAAGCACATGGTGCCCTACACCGCTCTATGCATAATGAAGCAGCTCAAAACCTACTAACAACAGGTAGATCATCAAATTGGCTGGAGGACTTTTTCCAACATAAATTAGCAAGTGATAATTTAGATGTATTAGGTGCTAAGTACTTAACTCCTGCCGATTTTGAAGCAATAAATAAAGGTGCTGATCCTAACCAATTGATGTTAGAACGATTAGACCAAGTAGAACGTTCAGGTATTAAACCAAATACTAACATACTTACTGCAGAATTAGATGCATCTGAGTTTGATACATTAGAACAGCTTGATAGACATAATCGTGAATTAAGAGATAGGTATATTGTTGAACAGGGGTATGATCCTCAATCAGGTCAGCGTGCCAGTGCAGCGTCAATAGAGAAAGCACAGTCGAATTTAGAAAACTTTGATAGTCTTACAGATGCACCTAAACCTACAGGGCAACAAGCTTATGAGCAATCAATACAAAAGCTAAATAAAGAAGGTGTAGCACCAAAGCTTGAAAAGTTAGATCCTGTAAACCCAGGTGTCACTACTCCAACAAAACCAGTACCAGAAATATCAACAAAGACAACGGGACTTCCAGAAGTAGTAGCACATCCACATGGTGTAATGAGAGAACTGAGGGACTGGTTGGAAGATATAAAAATTGATGGTTGGGGTGATGATATAACTAAAAGATTTGGTAATATCAGTAACTTACGTAATTCATTAAACCTACCTGGACCTTGGGATCTGGGTGCAAATGTAATTGGACCTCTAGCTGTCGCAGCCTCAACACAAGATTATAGTAATGTTGTACCTGAGGTGGCTCAAAATATTGCTGATGAGGTAGAATTTGGCCTAAAAGCTAGTGTTGTAGCTGCTACACCATTAGGCCAGTCTGTTATAAAAGGTGCAACTGCAGCTTTTGCAGCAGTCCCTGCTAAACCAGTAATTGGAGCAGTAGGTTTACTAGCTGCTGAGAACAGAGGTACAGCTACTGATGAAACTATGCAGCAATTTGAAGATGATTACTATTATAGTGCAGGTGGTGGTAACGCTGCTATGACTAAATATGGATGGTCTATAGAACAAACACAGCAACAAGGCAGACAGAACTTAAATAAACAATTCTTAAACAAAGAAGAGTACTAATGAACACCCAAGGAATGACATCAGCAGGGCAGAACTTCGAATTCTGCCGTACTGCTAGACCACATAGCGACTTCGGACCACTGAAAGTCGTTAAACCAGAACCATTTACAGATACGGAGATTGCGCAGTTAGATGCGCTAATCAAGAAGAACTTAAACGAACTATTTGATCCTATTTAATTATGTCAGTAACAAAAGGACCACCTATATCAGGGAAACTTGGACAATATGGACCCAAAGGTGTGACTAAACCAGTTAACACAGGATATGGTCCGCCAGTTAAGAAAGTATCTCAAGTACCAAAAGCTAAAAAGAAGCAAGTTGTTAAAAATATTGTTGCAACAATGCAGATACACGGTATAAAGAAAAAAGATTTACCAGCATGACTGACGTCCTCACTGCCCTCCAAGACGACTTTAAACGAACTATTTGACCCGATTTAATTATGTTTGCACCATGGAGCCAGACAGAAGAAACACCTGAAGAACAGCCACAGCAGAACGAGCCACAAAATATAAATCAAAAAGCACTCGCTATATGTAATAAAGTTGAATCAGATTATGCTAAAAAGCTACGAATATGGTATGATAACACCGGCTCGTCAGCTGCGCTGAAAGAACTTACTAGATATGAAGGAATATTGAAGGAAACCTGTCTAAAAAGAGCAAAAGATTATGGTTACTGGGACCCAATAGGTGAAGTTGAAAAGATTTGGAAAGGTATTTTTGGTAAATGACAGACGTACTTACCGCCTTACAAGACGACTTTAAACTATTCTTACAAGCATTATGGGGTCAACTTGACTTACCTAGCCCTACACGTGCCCAGTATGCAATTGCAGACTACTTACAAAATGGTCCGAAGCGTCTCCAGATCCAAGCCTTCCGTGGTGTTGGTAAATCATGGATTACTGGAGCGTTTGTGCTTTGGACTTTATTTAAAGATCCAGAACGTAAAATAATGATTATATCCGCCTCTAAGGAACGGGCGGATAACATGTCTATCTTCTTGCAAAAACTAATCATTGAAACACCATGGCTGAATCACTTGCAACCCAAATCGGACGAATCCAGATGGTCGCGTATAAGCTTCGACGTAAACTGTTCACCTCACCAGGCACCAAGCGTAAAGTCGGTGGGCATAACTGGACAACTAACCGGAAGTCGCGCAGATTTAATGATTCTAGACGACATTGAAGTTCCTGGCAACAGTATGACCGAATTAATGCGTGAAAAACTTCTACAATTATGTACCGAAGCTGAATCCATCCTCACGCCAAAAGATGATAGCCGTATTATGTATCTCGGGACTCCTCAGACTGTTTTTACTGTTTATCGTAAGCTGGCTGAGCGTAACTACAGACCTTTTGTCTGGCCCTCAAGATACCCAAGAAAAGACAAACTTAGTCAATACGAAGGACTCTTAGCCCCACAGATCCAAGAAGATCTAGATATGGGTGCTGAAGAATGGCATGTAACAGATCCAGATCGCTTCGATGACGAAGATCTCCTAGAGCGTGAAGCAGCTATGGGTAGATCCAACTATATGCTTCAATTCCAACTAGACACGAGCCTTTCAGATGCTGAAAAATTCCCCCTTAAACTTTCTGACCTTATCGTTACCAGCGTTAATCCTGACACTGCTCCCGATGCAGTCGTTTGGTGCGCCGACAGACAAAACGTTATTCGAGATGCACCCACGGTCGGCCTCCCAGGAGATTACTTTTATTCTCCTATGTGCCTCCAAGGAGAATGGACTCCTTACACCGAAAGAATCTGCAGTGTTGATCCGTCGGGTAGAGGAACAGACGAAACTGCCGCAGCATTCGTATCTCAGAAGAACGGATTCCTCTACTTGCATGAGATGCGTGCTTACCGAGATGGGTACTCTGACGCTACCCTGTTAGATATATTACGTGGTTGTAAGAAATATAACATAACTAAACTAATCATTGAATCAAACTTTGGTGATGGTATTGTCTGTGAACTGTTTAAGAAACATCTTCAACAGACACACCAAGCCATAGATATAGAGGAGACTAGAGCTAATGTCCGTAAAGAAGATCGTATCATTGATTCTCTTGAGCCTATACTCAATCAGCACCGTCTCATTGTGGACCGTAGTGTTGTCGATTGGGATTATGCGTCTAATAAAGACACAGCTCCAGAATTAAGACTACAATACATGCTATTCTATCAATGGAGTAGGATGTGTAGAGAAAAAGGTGCAGTTAAACACGACGATAGACTAGATTGTCTTAGTCAAGCAGTACAGTATTACACTGATGCACTATCGATATCTGCTTATGAGCAGGTAAAGACTAGAAAACGTGAAGAATGGATAGATACCTTAGAATCTTGGCATGACGACCCTCAATCTGCTGCTAATCACTTAGCTTTGGGCTTTAATTTAGACCAACGAAAGAGAGCACGACAAGAAAAGGGTAGAAGTTCAGTCCCCACCTGGGTTTGACAGATCAGTCATGTATACAGGGGAAAGAAGGGTGGACTTTCCTCTGTATTAGGGAGACATCAAACTCTCCCTTCTTAACATACTGAATCTTAGACATTCCTTCTTTCTTCATCAAACGCAACGCGTTGGGAAAGTTAATGTCTCCTATTCTACTATCTGCACCTGTATGAAAGAAAATGTTAAACTAATTCATTCCACTTTAGATGGTGATGAATTGATTACTTATATGGCAAGAGTATCTAATCCCTCTGGTCAAGATAAGCCCCCAGGTAAACTTATTAAATATCTCATTAAACATAAACATTGGTCACCCTTTGAAATGGTGAATATGTGTGTACAGATTGACACTACCAGAAGTGTAGCTAGTCAAATCTTAAGACATCGTTCATTCTCCTTTCAAGAGTTTAGTCAACGGTATGCAGATGTCTCTCAGTTAGGGCTCCCACCTATACCTAACCTCAGACGGCAAGACCTGAAGAATAGACAAAATAGTGTTGATGACCTTAACCCACAATCAGTAGAGATTTGGAATAGAATGATAGAAGATCAGTTTGATAAATCTCAAGCTCTCTATAGACTACTTTTAGCTAATGGTGTCGCTAAAGAATGTGCTAGAGATGTACTTCCTTTGGCTTCTCCAACATGTCTCTACATGAACGGTACCCTTAGATCTTGGATGCATTATTGTGACCTAAGATGTGCTAATGGTACGCAGTTAGAACATCAACATATTGCTCAACAATGTATGTCCCTTATTGAGAATCAGTTCCCTGAAGTATATAATGCATGGAAGACAGATTAGTAAATGTAAGAATTATGACACCCCATGATCATGACTTCATTTACGAACGTCCAGATAAAAGTGCCTATAAAGTTATGTATAGGCATCATAAAGATCCAACAACTGAAGAGATAATTAATTACCCAGGCCCACTTTACGCTAAACATCCAGATATCGATTTACCCCCCCCTTGAATGAAAAACCAGCTGCAGATCGTTCCATGAGCGAACTGTAGCTCGTTTTCGATGCAGCTCTCCAGGTAAACGTATCATAATCCTTTATAACTATGCAGAAACTAATTAATGTACTTGCTCTTTCGTCTTTTCTTGTATCTGCTGCCGCTGTTGGTAGTGGTGTTTATCTTTTCACAAATAAAGACGCCCTGATAGAGAAGGCTAAAGGTCAGATAATGGAGTCCGTATTGGATACCCTTCCAGGTGGCCTTGGAGGGCTTGCAGGAGGTGCTTTGGTACCAAACCCTACACAACTCCTCCCAAGCCCCTCAGAGACGCTTACACCGACCCCTCAGTACACGTCAACACCAGCTCTACCTTTCTCCCCGTTCTAATATGTATGCTACCGTTCATTATTGGGTATCTTTGGTCATTGTATTGACTAATTGTGTCAGTCCTGTTAATTGGAAACACTGTGCACCTGTTCATGAATGGTTACCTCCATATATTAACGATTATATTGTTTTTATGGAGGAATGGTACGTTGGATAACTTTCCCTGTACTCAATGTGGGTTATGTTGTACTAAAGTTAATCTAGGTAAGTGGTTAGACCCAGAATTTACAAAAGATTCATCACCTATAATGAAGTTTATTATTAGTAAATTTCCATATCAATTGACTGATGATGGTGCCTGTGAAATGTTAAAAGATGGTTTGTGTTCAGTTTATGATGATCGACCCCTTTTATGTAATATTAAGCTTGGCGCTAAATTATTGGATATTGATGAACATTTTTTCTACATGTTGCACGTTTTAAACTGTAATAAACTGATAGATGCTGCAGGTTTAGGTGAAGAGTACTATGTGTCTCCCCATGAATTTTGACATAATTTTCTGAAGGCATATCTATATAACGGTAGCGTTGTATCCCCCCATTGGGGTGTCACACTATCGTTATATCACACCATGCCGCTCGCACTACGTGCTCGCTTCATTATCACAGCGTATCACAGTATAACACTGGCGCACCAGGAGCGAGCGAAGCGAGCGGGATGATGTGTTACTACACTATCGTTATAATGTGTGGACATCTGTTTGCGTTCCATATCAATTAGTATCAGGTTCCGCCAGTAATACGAATGCTTATCAGATGCACACTGTTACAGACTGTTAAGCATAGTTGACATGAGCATCACACGGTGCTATACTACGTGAGTAGTTAAGGGAATCAACCTTGAATCAATCCATGCTTGAGCGTCAATCATTGATCGGAATGCTTAGGTCTTTTGTTAAGTTTCCAGCTAAACCATTCGGACCTAGAGCACACGATACAATGAAGACTACAACCAGTTGGACACCACGACCACTGAAAGGTATCAGGTAAGGTGATGAGTAGCTACGCTACGCTGAGGGCTTCGGCCCTCACTTTCTTACCTTTGCATCATTATTACAGTATGTAACGTGTGCTTGACTTTGGTGGTGATGTGTGCTATGATACGTGTATCAGATGGGAAAGCAACCACTGATCACCACAGCTAATGTTACAGCATGTAACAAAGGCTTGACAAATCCAGTCAAGTGTGCTATGGTGTATACATGGTTGAGAAACCACCTAGTGAACTCGCTTCACTCATTCTGTTCTTTATTCTATTTACTATGCGTAACATTCTCATTCACTGCAAACCTTCATTACTTGATCAAGTAAAAGAAATGGGTTTGTATTATACTCACTCTAATAATGGTGAGGTTGATGTTATTGTTCCTGACATTGAGACACCTGATCATATTGATGGTGTTTACATTGATCCTGATCAATACTTATGTGA